TGATATGCGTCCATCATGCCTCCTCAAAGATTTCCTGTAGTTGTGCTACGGCTTCTTCAAAGGTAGCGTGTATGGTTGTGTTACTGTCGCTGTCGTACCAATCCAAGATGTACCCGTTGGATGCTTTCTTAATTGTAACGTCTGTCACTTTCATTCTGTTACTCCTAGTGTTTCGTTAATGATTGCCTGTGCCGCCATTTGCAGAAGCATGTACACCCCATCAGGATACTGCTCGTTGGACGCTACTTCAAACATCTCGCCGTCTTCGTACATCACAACAGCCACCTTTACCTTTCGTCCCTCCTCCTCGTGTTGCAGTGCTTTGACTACAAACGCTGATAGAAACTCTGATGTGGTGATCTCCTTCTTGTCTTCATCTTTGTTACCGAACTTGCCTTCTACTACTTTCACGGTCCTACCTCCTTGATCAACCACTCTAGGTAGACCTTAGCTTTCCGCAAGTCCTCTACACCGTTCTTGTACTCGTAACGCCAAAGGTACTTCAAGCAGTTACCCTTGAGGTAACCCTTGTACTCCTGTGGGTGCATGGACGCCTTGATCGCTTCAATGGCCTCTATCGCTCCCTTGTTGTAGTGATCGGGTTGTGTCACGGGGTTGTGGTTGTCGCTTGGGTGATACAGCTTGCCTATAGCTGTCTTAGACACTCTGTCCCAATCTTCTGGCGTAGCGCCGTCAATACTCATTGTTGTTCTCCATCAGATTTTTTTCAACGTAAACTCTCCAGAGTTTTTCTATAGGGTCTAGACTGTCAGCCCTCATTACAAATCTTTCTCCGTAGCCAAAGTCTTTTTTGTAGGCTTTTTTAAAGAAAGTGTTCCTGTCAATACAGCCGTTTAGCTTTAAAACTTTAGGATCATCAGTTGCCCCGTATAGTACTGCAAAGTCAGCGGCAAAAGATTTTTCATCGTCAAAAATTAAGGGGCCGTCCGTATACGAGCTACATTTAACATCTACTGATGTTTCGCCCAACCAGAAGTCTATTCCACCGTCAGACAAAACATTCACAACAGGCAGTGGTAAATTAAACAAACGAGCGAATAAAAACTCTGCTTTGAACGCGAGTACATTGTTTTTAGTTCGCGTATCCATGCCTTTCTTGTCTTTCATCCTAGGGACAATACCCTGCATTTCGCAGAGCCTGACAGTATCTTGACCCATGAGAGTAGCATCGTGATGATCTTTGGCTGTTAATTTAAAGTGCATTTTCGGACATTCCTCTGGTTTAGCTTTATCTAAAGATCCGTGATTTATAACGTTACCATGCTTATCCAAATAAGTAGTCCACTCATTCTGCATACTCTCCCTCTTCTTCCTCTAGTTCTTCGTGAAAAGCCTCTATCTTTTTGATTAGTTTGTCCTCAAACCTGTCTAGTATTTCTTCAGATGATATTTGCAAGGCTTCCAGAAGATCGTCAGGATCATACAACCTCAACAGCCGTTCCTTAATTTCTTCTAGTGTCAGAGACATAACTAACCAACTCCTTAAGCGTATCTATATTATACCATAAAATCTCGTGCTTGTCACACCATTCTGCCATAGTAAGTTTGGTACTTTTACTCACTTTCTGATTTGGCTTCATCAGTACAAATATGAGTTCTTGCGTCTCTGGGAGACACTGAGAGATCGCTCTATACTTCTGCGTGTCTCCTGCTCTAAAATATCCTTTGCACTCAATGAGGTACGTTCGTCCGTTGAGTTCGTACACAAAGTCTGGTGTGTACTTCCGTTCGATCCTGTACGGGACTTGGAACGGTTCGTAGCTAAAGCCAAATGGTTGTAACTGCGTTGCGACATCTCTCTCAAACTCCGACCTAAAGTTACCCAGCTTGGATTTCCGTGACCTTCGGCTCATTGACCACCTCTGTTAAATATCTTGGACCACTTGAGTAGATGAAGGTTCTTACTTCGGGCCAACAGGTAAACTTGTAGGGACAGTAAGAACAACCGACTGCGAGCTTTCTGTTTCCACTTTTGCCATCTGGTACGGTTTCGTGGCAAAATCCTGGCGGCTCCGGTTGCTCCACTAGCTTTTTTACACGTTTGATGTGCTCCTCTATGTCGTAGCCAATCTTTTCGTGAACGGGAGCCTGTGTGTCCTCAGAGTCGTACATGAGGTACGTCAGGTGTCCGTTCTGTTTGTCCATCGCTAGCCAACCAAACTTGGTTTCGCCTTCCGAATGGGCATACCCTTTAATTTGAGCAACGTATCCAAACGGGTCATCATAAGCCAAACTTCCGTCCTTGAATTTCTTAAACCCAAAAGACGAGACAGACTTAATATCTGTGACAACACCGTCAATTTTACAATCCATAGAGCCTGTAATACCCTGAACCTCACACTTCTTCTGCTCATCGGTCACCTCGTGTCCTGATAGTCTAGTTAAAAACAAGAGCATCTCTTCTATCAGATGCCCGTACATAAACTTGACGTAGGTGTTAGGCGTCATCTCCTCTTCTACGTCAGAGTTGTTCACTACGTTCCAGAGGTAACGGTCATCACGCCCGATGTTTGACATACGTAGCTTGCGTCCGTCACGCTTCTCTGTGAACAGGTTTGCCATGAGTCGCTTGCAGTTCTCACCAAAGCGTTCAATCTCATCGTACAGATCAACACCCTCTGCTGGTTCTTTAGTGGACACTACAGAGTAGATGTCATCCACCAGTGAGTAAAGTTTGTTCATGTTTTATGCTCCACAAAACGACACTTACGGGTTTGTTTGTTAAACAGAAGAAAAACAACTCCCATTTTAACTTGCTCATTAGTTCTCTTGTCCTGTACCTTCCCAGACCTATCTGAAGTTTTTACGTCTATTAATGTTGACTTTCCGTCTTTTACAGCAATCATATCTACAGGGCCACAACTGCTTGCGTTTTTAAAAACCTCGTATCCTTTATCCCAAAGCCAAGTAACTGCGTAGTACTCTGCTAAATCTCCTTTTCTTGATTGACTGTCTTTAATGGGAGTTTCTCGTGAACCGTCTTCATTGCTTTTCGCTTTGTTCCAACTCATCAGTGTGTCTCCGACCACGTTGATCCAACTTTGTACTCTCCGTCAAGGGGGCATCTGAGGTCAAACGATATGCCAGCCGCCTTGATGCACTCAACTGCGAGCCAGCCGAACTTCTCTGCTTGTTCTGTAGCCACCTCCGATTGTATCTCATCGTGTATGTTCCCTATAAACTTGTAGTCAATGTTGTGTTGTGTTGCGTAGTCATCAAGCAAGACCAAAGCCTTCTTCATAATGATTGCACCGGCAGACTGCAAGAGCGTGTTCAGTGCACTATGTTCTGATCTGACCCAGAGTTTCCGTCCGTCCAATCCGACGAGGTATCCTTTCCTAGAAGCAGATCCAACTCGTTCTCGTAGAGTTTCAAGAGAAGGTGTATTTCGTAGAAAGCGTGTCCTAAGCGCATTGCCATCTTTTGCCGTTCCTCCGACGATGCTTCCAATCTTTGCGTCTCCTGCCCCGTAGAGGAAAGCATAGATGAAAGTCTTAGCTTGAGGTCGTGTTGCAAGCCCTGAAGCAAGCTGATTTCTGGTGTGAATGTCGTCTCTAAGCAAGACATCTGTAAACTCCTCGTCGCCCATGTAGTGAGCGAGCATCCGTAGTTCTAGTCCACTAGCGTCAACGCCCACTAGCTTGCGTCCCTCTGGTACTATCCAGCAGTCACGGCACTCCTTGCCAAACTCAGAGTTAACTGATGGAACCTGTGCCATGTTTGGGTTCTGGTGCGTCATGCGTCCGGTGACAGCACCGTTAGTAGTGACTCTGCCGTGTACCCTCCCGTCGTCCTGTACGTGCTCTAGCCACGAGTTGACTTGAGCGTACCGCTTCTGGAGCAAGAGGTATTCCAGTACTTGTTTCGCTTCGGGAACATGATGATTCTCTTTAAGCGTCTTCTCGTCAACAACCGGTTTGCCCGTCGCAGTGAGTTCCGTCCATATCGCACCCTTAGCTGTAAGCCTGTCGGCCACTTGTTGTCGTGAACCCACGTTGAATACAGTGACCTTATCCTTAAGTCGTTTACCAGTTTTCTCTGAGTATCGCTCCTCAACAATCGGCGGGAAAATCGCCTGTAGATCCTCTTCAATAACATTCATTCTCTCCTTAAACTTTGCACACAGTATGTGGCACAGTCGCTGATCCAGTAGCCAGCCGTTGCGCTCCTGTTGCTGTATGACCCACTGCACCTGATGCTCCAGATCAATACTGTCCTGAGAGAAATCAGCTAGCTCCACCTGTAGCCGCTTGTACACCGCTTCAGTCAACTCTGTGTCACGGATACAGTAGTCGATCATCGCTGGTGTAAGCTGTGACCAATCGTTGTGATCGCCCTTTGGGAAGCCTAGGGTGTTGCCCCAGTTCCGCAGAGAGTGACCACCAGACCGGCTTGGGTCTGCTAGCCTAGAAAGAACGAGTGTATCAACGATGCGGTCCCTGTCAAAACTAACATTCCACAAGCGACCCAGAACAGGTAAGTCGAAACCGATTCCATTGTGGAAAACCCAACTTGCGTTCGGGCGATCCGATACATACGTTTTGAAATCTTGTTCATTGCATATTACCTCCGATACTCCGTTGTTGCGGCACACTGCACACCAAATCGTTGTGGCGTCCAGACCGTCAGTTTCAATGTCACAAAAGACTAGGTTCAAAACTCTGTCTCCGGTGGGTTAGGGTTAGCACACTCGTGTATGCGTCCGGTAAACTTGTCGTACCGTAGCCAACACGCTGGTCCTGTCTCTCCTGCGTAACGGTTCTTGAGAATCCTGACGCACGTAGTGTTCCTTACGTCTTCGTCCTCGTGTTGCTGGTTACGCTCCATGCCGATCACGATGTCTGACAACTGTGCTATGCTCTGGCTACCACGTAAGTCCTGTAGACTGATCCTGCCTCCGTCTTCGTGTGCAGTCCCAGAGGTACGCTTCAGGTGAGACACCAGGAAAAGTGTAATCCCCGTCTCTGCCACCAGTGTGCGTAGCTTGGTCATAATCTCGTCAATGGCTTTCCGTTCATCTCCGTTCTCTTGAGAAGAAACGACGATGGACAGGTGATCGAGGATGATGTACCGGCAGTCGCAAGCCTTTGCCATGTGCCTGACTCGTGATAGTAACTCATCCGCTGACGTTGACCCCCAGTGATCAAAAAGGTAGTACCTTCCAGATCCCATCGTTGCTTCCCAATGCGGTCTAAGCTGATCAACAGGCGTGTCTTCCTCCAAGTGTAGCCGCCTAGATGATGCCACCGACATGATTCCCAAAGCTGTTGTTGCAACGTCCTCCTCCAGTGCAAGTACACCGATGTTGGCGTCTGTGCGTTGGAGCAAGTCGTACTCAAGTTCTCTGATAAACTGTGATTTTCCCATGCCACTACCGCTGGTGATAGTGACCAGTTCATACGGTCTGTGTCCTCTCGTGATTTCATTGAGTCCTTCCCACGGGTACGGGATACTCTGGACCTGTCTCTTGTTTACCAGTGCGTCCCATGTGTCCGTCCCTGCGACAATACCATCAGGCCGGTACACCTTGGCGTCCCACCAAGCCTGTGTAAACTCCTGCACCCTGTTAGCCGTCAGCATATCGCTGGCGTCTTTCATGGGCAGTTTGCATATCTTCAGCTTGTTAGGACTGAACAGGTGCTTGACCTGATCTACTGCTATGTCTCCTGCCTTGTCCTGATCAAAACAGATTACTACGTTGTCGTAGCCCTCCAACCATTCTAGGTTCTGCTTGATCTCTCTTGCGGCACCGCTAGCGCCTGACCGTAGGCTCACTACGTCGTACTTCTGTCCGAACATCTCGTAGACAGCCATAGCGTCTAGCTCGCCCTCAGTGATCGTGATGTACTTACCGGACCCACGGCACTGCTTCTGACCAAACAAACCAACGTTGGTCATGTTACCTGAACACACAAACTGTTTGTTGCTTACGAACCTCTGCTTTGCCCCCACCAGTTCACCCGTGTCTCTGTCGTAGTACGGGTAGTAGTGGGTAGCAATCTTGCCGTCCGGTGCGTAGTCAACCGTTACTTGGTACTTCTGTGCTGTACGCTGTGAGAGCCTCCTGTCGTTGATCTCAGCAACAACACCACTCATGCGTAGGTTAGATACGGGTTGCACAGAATCCATCTCCTGAAGCGCTCCTGTCCCTGATACGTGGTAACCACAGTTAGGGGTGAAACAGTGGCGACCACCGTCTGAGTAGACCGCCACGTTGTCCCTACTTCCACACTTAGGACACTCCTCTTTGTGTGAGAAAGTAGGTTTCACTTTAGAAGTCTGCCGCTTCTGCTGATACCTCTGCTTCCTCTAGCACCTTGACTGCCTCCAGATACACTGGAGTACCGTGCACAGGGTGTGCTGGACCCGTCTTAAACTTCAGACGTACACGGGAGTTGTACGGAACCTCCCCGTTGTACCGGTCACCATTGGCATCGTACATATTGATGGCGTACTTGGACTTAAACTTACGCTGTTTAGCGCCCTCGTACTCCTTGATCTTGACGCCCTGTGCCGCTAGTGTAGCCGCATCATCGTCAGACATGGTGATGGTCATGCTGAACGTACCAGTGTCCTGACCGTTGAACACATCGTGCTGGGTGACGTTTGAGAAGTTCACCGTTCCTTCAATAACTTGACTTGACATAATGAGATAATCCTCGTTGTTAACATTAACTGTACCCGAAGGTACACCTATAGTATCTCACGTTCAGGGTCTTTTGTCAAACACTTTTTACGTGATTGGTACTTTTTGGCATCCTTTTTCCTGTCCTTGTGTACACCTCCCTTGTTGTGGTCGTGTTTGGCTACAGGATTCCAGCGCCTCCCTACTTTAGTTTCTCCTGTAGTATTATTCATTAGTATATATCCTTTAGTTAATCATCTCTAGATATACTTAAGTATATATTATCATAGTTTTCCTGCAATGTCAAGATTTCATCCTGTGTAATATTACCGTCAATTTCTATTGACTCCATGTTTTCTAGTTCCCAATGCGTAGCAATGGATACCGTCAAACAGTCCGTACACAGGTCGTAGTACGCCCCCGATGAATCCTTTTTGACTACTTCAGCGTCATCCAAGATAACGTCACACGCCTTGCATCTCATCCGTTGTCCTCCGGTCCAAAGATTTGTCCGTATGCCCTCACTAGCTCGTTGTACGGCATCGCACTGTACTTCTCACGTATCGCTGTGCGAGCAATGGAAACCACGCTAGCAAAGTCTATAAAGCCTAGCTCGTACTCTGACAAATCCTGTATCATCTGCTGTTGTGTCAGGTCTGGTTCTGGGTAGTCGTATTCATCCATCTAGCTGTCCCCTGTTAGTACTGTAATGATAAAGTAAACCGTCATCGCTATTATAAACCACCAAATCACACCGCCTCCCGTCCGTACCATCGCATAGGGATGCCCCTAGCGTCCCAATCGTCTGCTTTGTAGTTGTAGTACGTCATATAAGCGACTATTGGATCACTATTCTTGCACTCGTCAGGCATACACTGCGGCGGATCAGTGAAACCACCGTCAGGGATGTTGTTAGGAGGCCACATAAGCGTCTCTGAGTGCTTTTGGATGGTAGCGTGTACCTTACCGTATCGTCTAGTGTATTCGTCTCCTAGGGCCTCTAGGTGCCTTCTGAGCCACCTGTAATTCTGGCGACTCTGGCGTACCCATACCGCAGACGGGTGATTCTTGTGTGTGCTCTTGTACGCAATCTGTCCACCGTCTAGCTCGTTGTGTGCTGTACTGAGTAGCTGTGCTGTCTCTAGTATCATTTTGACTACGTGACGATCACACTGTAGCCTAGCGGCCTCGTGTGGGTCACGATCTAGGTAAAATATGTTCATAATTCACGTTTCTCCACTATGCTTTTGCTTAATTCAAACGGAAACTCTTTGTACACTGAAGATTCCTCCAGCTTCTCCAGAGCGTCTTTCAATTTTGATTCTAATATCTCGATGTGCCCGTTGTCAACAAAGTAATCCAAGACAGCATTAGCTAGGTCTATAGAGATATTTCCACGCGTTACGTTAGATAGTCCCCTGCCTCTTGATATTGCGGCGCATAACGCATCCTTTGAATCGTAATAATCTTCTTCTGAGAAGCGTAAAAAGTCCTGTGCGTATTCCTCAAAAGCTGGCAAAAGAATATTTAAAAGATCGTCTCTTTGTGGTCTGCAATGTTTTATCCCGTGTCTGTACCTAAACCAGCCAGCAGTTTTTGCCCTCGGGTTGTCGTGTTCTTCCCAAACAGAATATAATTTAAGTCCCATTGTCTCGTCAGTCATAATCAGTCCCCGTGGTCTGTCCAATGGTAGTCAGCACCGGCTAACACTTCATCCTGTAGTATACTTTCAAAGTAATCTATGTTCCACCCCTCCCGCAAATCTTTGTCGCCTACTGTGATTTTGTCAATCGTGATCAGGTCCTGATAGTCGTCACAAGTCAACTCCCAGTGTATCACTACGTCCAGCGTAGCCCATTCGCAATCCACCTGTACTGGTGTCTGGTGTTGCCCGTATCGTTTGCTCATCGCTGTTTGATCTCCTCGCTAAAGATTAGCCAAGCGGTTATCACTATGCAACCGAAAGCCCATAACCATATCATATCACCTTCCATCAGTCAAACCTCCCGATTTTTGTGTCACCTGTATCGTTATCACGTATCGCTGTGATCGCATAAGGATAACAGAACATCGTGAACCGGTCAAGGTAGTTTATGGTGGCGTACGGTTGAAGATCAGGATCCTCTGGACTCTGGTACGCTCCACAGTCTGCCACAGTCCCGCCGAAGGGGTACTGGAAACCCCCGAACCCGTAGATGCTGTCCATCGCTTCTGCTACCTGTTCAAGTGTCTCACCCTCTTGTGTAGCGTGGATAAAAAACTCAGGCAGTATGCCTAGGTATTCCCGTGTAACCTCTGGGTACGCTTCGTGATTCCATTGTACGCTGTAGTCTTTCATGGTATTACCCTCTCGCTATTACGTTGCGCTGTTGTTTTTCCATTGTGCGCCCGTGTCCAATGTAGCAGACTACAGACACCGTTTTGTCCCAGCAAGCCCGACACTTGTCACACTTGCCTTGCCTTGTGTACGCTTCGCACACTACCGCATCTTGTGGCACTGTGTCAACCGTGGCAATGGTTGACGTAGTACGGCCCTGTATCGTCTCGCCGGTAATGCTATCAGATGACAAGCGTACCACTACGTTTGGCAGTGCCTGTAACAGTGCTAGCACTACCTTAAACTTGCGAAACTTGTGCATACGTGTCGGTATCCAATGTTTAACCCACGGTGTGCGCTGACACACTTCCAGAATCTTGTTCGCTAATCGAACGTCATACATGTCACCAGAGTCGAACCAGCGAAAATAGCGGTCATTGTCCAACTCTGCCACCATGTCGTCAACCCATACGTCCCGCTTCCAGTCGTCTCGATTGTGTTCCCGTGGCGCACGTACGTTTTTAAACCGGTAGTTTCCCGTGGTCGCATAGCATCCGCTACAGGCTGGCACTAGGTTACCGTCTGTGTCTCTGGACGCTGGACACGTATCCAGTGCTTGCAGTGACCATGACCGACATGGCATCTTTGATGCCTTCGATAGTTTAAGCATGGTTTAATTACTCCCGAAATAATTTTGATATTCTATCAGAAGTTTTTCGTTAGTCAAACACCACCAGTATTGCTCGATGGATGCTAGTTCCATTTCGGTATATTGCCCACATTGCTCCTCGTGTTCTAACATTTCAGAACACATAAGATCCCTGATTTCGTTTGATAAAAATAACTGTTCCATTGTTTTACCCTCGTTGTGTTGCGTTTAATCATGGGCACCGTATCAGATGCCCATTGTTAAACACAAGATCACTTATCGGTAATAGTACCAAAACCTACCTTGCGTTGCGGCTTACGTAGGCTCACGTACAGCGACCAATAACCAGCGTCTAGTTTGTGGAAGCATGAGCCGCTAGCGTAGCCAATAGGCTTACGCTTTTGTACTCGCTTGCGAATGATTACTGAACGTCCGAATACCTTTGTGCGTGTTACGTTATCCATGAGTATATACCTTTGTTTGTTTGCGTCGGTTGCACCATTGCTTCCGACTTGTGACCATCTTAGCGCATCCGCAGACATTCGCAAGTATTCTTTCGTGTGAATATTACCACGTTTGGACTATTGACTGCCTAGCACGTTGTGTGCTTGCGATTGGCTAGAGGGTCCTACCACGGTTCACACACTCGTGTCTACGTGAATATTACACAAGTCTCAACTGCGGATGTTGGCATAGGTTTTGCATTAGCAAGAATCGTGCCAACTCCTGAAGCTCCCCGTGTTGGCATGAGTCTTGCATTAGCAAATACCGTGCCAACTTTGGTGGCCTCTTGTGTTGGCACAGGTTTTGCATTAGCAAGATCCATGCCAACTTTTGGGGTGCCCTGAGTTTTGACACGGGGGGAGGGGGTTGACCTGTGTTAATTATAGTTGTAGCTACTCAGGCACCCAAAAGAGTCAAATCAGCTAAAAAATAGGTAAAAAAGAGTGATTCTGACTCGTGTACAACCTCCTGATTTACCTCGTGATTTACTCAGGCCGGGGCCACAAGTGTAAATACAGTGTCCCTAAGTATAACTTGTGACTTATTTACTATAAATAATGCTTGACTTTTGAGTAAAAATATGGTATAATAATAGGCAGATACTAGGATGTATTTAGTAGATCAGGTGTTGGGCTAAGTTTACACAATAAATAGTTCGTATAGATCCCCTCATCTGTAACATCTTAGGTAGGGGACTCATGCGAACTAGCGTTAAACACAAGGAAACAGGAGAATGTCAGGAGATGACACCCTAGAAGCCCAAGCAGAGGCTAGAAAAGAGATAAATCTACGTAAGAGGTCTAGAGGTAGACCAAAAAAGAAAGAAATATCAGCTAAATCTAAGGGCGGCAGAGGGGTCCGTGGGCGTCCAAAGGGTGACGCCGCTATAATTAACGAGTACAAAGCTCGTATGCTAGCGAGTCCCAAGTCAGCTAGAGTCCTAGAGACGATATTTGAGGCCGCACTGGACCACGATCACAAGAACCAAGCGGCCGCATGGAAGCTGGTGATGGACAGAATACTACCTGTAGGTGCATTTGAGAAGGAGGTCACCAAAGATGGAGGACGAAGTGCGATCCAGATTAATATCACTGGGGTTGGAGGCGCAACAGTTGATTCTAGCTATCCAGAGAGTAGCACAATCGAAGGTGAACTCGTTGATTGACGAGGCTGAGTCCCAAGCAGAGCTTATGTTTTCTTACGTGAGGTCCAGAGTTAATTAATGAGATACTTCACAGTAGACGAGTTCAACTGTCAACACACAGGTGAAAACAACATGGAGCCTGAGTTCATGGAAAAAGTAGATGAACTTAGGGACAGATGTGGTTTTCCGTTTGTTATCACTAGCGGCTACAGGTCACCCCAGCACCCAATAGAAGCAAAGAAAGATGTACCCGGAACTCACGCGCAAGGCATAGCGGCAGACATAAAAATAACTAACTCTGCCCACCGGTACACGATAATAAGAGAGGCTTTGGCAATGGGTTTCGCTGGGATTGGCGTCGCTAGTGACTTTATTCACGTAGATACACGGGGTTCTTCTCCGGTGATTTGGACTTACTGATGCTGTACACTAAGAACGCTAACGTAACTACCACAGACGTAGCAACTATTACTACAATCCCTAGCGGTTACGTAGCACACTGGACTATGCTGTTCGTAAGTAACTTAGGCGGTTCTACTAACGGCGCTGGTATCTACGTAGACAAAGCAGACAGTACTCGTATCGACATCTTAGGTGGTGGTAACGTGTCGGCTAAGGATTACATCTTGTTAGACGGGTCTGCTATATTTGTTCTTCAGGCTGGTGACGCTATCAAAGCGTACACTACTGCCGCTGGAGACATGGAGTTTGTTGTAACCTTTGACTTGTTGGAACAACCAGCAGTATTTGTAAACTTCAACGGTACATAAAAACGATGATTACATTCATAGGGGCTGATTGGTGTCCTGCTTGCAGAAGAACCAAGAAAACCCTAAAAGAACTCAACATGGAGTACAAGTACGTAGAGATGCCTCCCGGTCAAGCAGGGTGGGACTTAGTAGAAACCATGACAGGAAAGAGATCCATACCACAAGTATTCTACCACTTTGGTGGATCAAAGGACTTTACGGAAGCACTACAGAGTTTACAGTTAGTTGACTGATCTAAACGTACAACTGTTGCCGTGGCAACAAGAGGTCTACTCTGATCCAACACGGTTCAAAGTAGTAGCCGCTGGGCGAAGAACAGGGAAGTCTCGCCTAGCCGCTTGGATGTTGATTATTAACGCCCTACAGTCCGACAAAGGACACGTTTTTTACGTTGCGCCCACGCAGGGACAAGCCCGTGACATCATGTGGCAGACTCTGTTGGAGCTAGGACACCCTGTTATATCTGGAAGTCACATCAACAACCTCCAGATCAGGCTGGTCAACGGGGCCACGATTAGTCTCAAGGGAGCCGACAGGCCAGAGACAATGCGTGGTGTGTCCTTGAAGTTTCTCGTGATGGACGAGTACGCAGACATGAAGCCTGACGTATGGGAACAGATACTCCGTCCAGCACTGGCTGACCAAAAAGGTGAAGCACTGTTCATAGGTACGCCTATGGGCAGGAACCACTTCTACGAGTTGTACAAGTACGCAGAGTTAGGTGACGATGAGACTTACAGGGGCTGGCATTTCACCAGCTACGACAATCCAATCTTGGACCCGACTGAAATCGACATGGCAAAGAAATCAATGTCGAGTTACGCCTTTAGACAAGAGTTCATGGCCTCGTTTGAAGCCAGAGGCTCAGAGATGTTCAGAGAGGATTGGGTCAAGTTCGGAGAAGAGCCAGAAGAAGGCGACTACTACATCGCAGTTGACCTCGCTGGATTTGAGGACGTAAACAAAAAACGGACGAAGAACACTAAACTAGATGAAACCGCAATCGCTGTCGTTAAAGTTGGTACTGATGGTTGGTACGTTGATAACATTATACATGGGCGGTGGGAGCTTAACGAGACTGCCGCCAAGATAT